AGCATATCAAATTCCGCTTTAAATTGGTAGTTGCGTGCTAAACGCAGTGCCGCGTCGCAACGCGGAATATAGACTTGCTCGATGTTAAAATACTGGCGTAATTTGACCGCACTTTCTAAGCCTAATACCGCTTTCAGGCGCGGAAAATAGTGCTTGCCGTCGGTAAACTTAAACTCTGCGCCGCCAAAGTTTTCGATGACTTTCTGCGTATCGGAAAAGCCGATAACGTCTATCATCTGATGCACCACGTCCGGCAAGACGTCGGCAATCTGTTCTAAGTCTAATCGCATAAAAAAAGCCCTCCTAAGTGATTTAGAGGGCATTATCAGGCACGATTTTCAAAAGTGTGAATATTTGGGCGAAATTTTTTTACGCAATAATAAAAAAGCCCCGCTTAGCGGGGCGTTGGATTAATGTCTTAAACTACACAAAGGAATCGGAAACGGATGTCCTCGTCTTGCGTAAATCTTTTGTTGAGTTCGCGGATCAATTCTTGACATACGAAAGATTACCGGACAATGATTACCACATGGGCAGTTAGATTGACCTTTATTCATGGAAATTTCTCTCCTAATTGAAGAAACCCCTTGAACGTCCATGAAATTATTTATATAATTTATAAGCATTTTGAGGTTGTCAAGTGCTTAAATTAAAAATTTTTCCTTGATGTTCAAGGAGTTTTTGATTGTGGTTATCATATATTTTGTCTTGGAAAACTTTGGTATATGACAACCGTTTCTTTATAAGCCCAATCGGTTCCCGCCGTTTGGGCTTTCCTATCTAGTCAAGTGCCTAAAAATTAATGGAATTACTAGATATTAGGCATACTATATCTCCTCGCTCAAAAAGTCAACTAAATCTTTGAAAAAGATCGCATTTTTAGCCATTCTCCGCGTCGTAGAGCGATTATTTTGCTTTCCTAGGGTTAAAGTTAGGTTATGCAAATAAATGTGCAATTTAGGCGTTTTATGGCGTTTTATGGCGTTTTATGATTATTGAACATTTCAGAACGTAATAAATGATAGAAATTAGGTTGATTTTTAATCGATATTGCTATTCTTTAACAATAAAAAAGCCCCGCTTAGCGGGGTGTTGGGTTATGGCATTAAAATAATATTAAATTGTGTGTTTTCGCTATTTATCCATTTTATTTGGTAACGAATGCCCTTATCGAGCAAGTCATCGCCATTCCGATAAAATAGCTTAGCCTGACAATACCTCACGCCTTTTTCTTGATTGGCTGCAAGTTCGGTGGCGTCTTTGATTTCAATTACATCAATATGTTGGCTGTCGAACATATCGGTCAATCCGTCCGTTATGATTGATTGCGAACATGACGGCAACAACCTAAAGCCTGATACAATTATTCCAGCAGTAAGAATCGTAAATGCGAGCAATCCCCACGCCGTTCTTTTTATCCATTTATGACGACGCAAGAAACGCCATGCGGTAAACGCAACAACAGTAAGTACAGTGCAACACAAGATAAAAACAATATCACCCGTTGCCATTTTATTTACCTAAGACCATTTGTAATGTCAATTTCCACGCGGCTTCGCTGTCTGCGGGTGATAGGGCTTTACAATCGACATATTCATTGCCGTAATCGCCGGAATGGGTTTTGTCACTTTGCGTTAATAAAATAACTTTCCGTAGTGCGCAACCTGCAACAGGATTTAGATCATGACCAAACGACCCGGTTTTCATTGAGTAAGCCACGTTGCGCAGAGTGTCATAATCACCGCTTAATGCCTTTTCTACTTCTTTCTGCGCCTTTTCCGTCATCGCTTGGGCGGATAACGTCATAAGTCCGGCTATAATTAAGATTAATTTTTTCATTTTTGCACCTTATTTTGTTTAATAAAAAAGCTCCCAAAGGAGCTTTAATGTTACTTTAAACCGGTTTTAAATACCTTGATCTAGGTCGCAATTTCTAACCGTGCTTTTTATTCTGCCGGCGCACATACACTTCCAGCATTTGGATCAGCTTTTTAAGCTGCGTTACGTCAAGCCAGTGGGCGAAATCCACGCCAAAGGCGCGCTGTGCCATGCGATCGGCGTAGCTTTGCGGCAGGTGATACTGCATTAACAGCGCGGTGATTTTAGCGAGGTAAACCGCTTTATTTGCCGCCGGTGCGGGGCGGCGTTGTTTTTTAAATTGAGTGGCTTTCGGCACAAAGCCGCGTTTCTTCATGGCGTTATACACGACGACAAGTTCGCCGTCGGTCATTGTGCTGCAACTGCTTTTATGGGTGAGACTTTGCAACATTTGCACATAAGTTTCGTTATCTAGCCCTAAGTCGCTTTTGGCGATATGGATTTTGGCAATAATTGCTTTACGGTTTAACGTTGACATAAGCCCCTCTCAAGATTTCGCGTAGTTTTTTGATGTTTTTTGCCGCCACTTGCGGATCCGTTTTGTATTCGATTTGCTCAAATTTCGGCATTTTTCGCGCCGGCATGGCGGCGAGCAACTCGCGCGGGGTCGGAAACCACTCCGAGCCTTGCGCGAGCGTCATAAATGCGGATACAAAGCGTTGTTGGTCAAGCTCTTGCTCATACGCCCGCTTGTAAGTTATGGTGCGATACCACGCCTCAAGAGTCGGTTGGATTTCTTCTTCGCGCGGCGCGTTTTTAAGTTTGAGCAAAATAAGCATCGAAAAGCCGTCCGCAAGGGTCTTTTTAAGCCATTTCATTGTTGATCCACCCATTGTTGTGCAGCGTTAATCGTGCTGATGGCGCGACTTGGTTTAGCTGGCGCGGCAGGCACCAAAACGCTGGTATTTTCCACCGCACTTTGTGCCGGTTGCCAGCGGCTAATAATCTCAAATAAGTAGCCGTGGTTTTTCATCGGTAACTTGAGATTGTGGCGGGTCGCGAGCATGGTATTGATACCGTAAATCCATGCCTCCGCCGGTGCGGCGTAAGTCTTTCCGTCGCGTTGGATTTGCTGGGCTTGCACGCACGGCAATAACTGACCGAGCAACGTTGCTACGCGGTCAAAGCTCAAACTGCTGTTTGCAGGGCGGAATAAGCCGAGATAGCCCACTAACGCACGCCCCAGTTCGCCGTTAAAGGCAAGTGCGGTGGCAAGCGCTTCGCTGGCTTTTTCGTTGGCAATCAGTGCGTCTAGCGAGTTAATCGCGCCGCAACACGGGCATTTTGTTTTCATTTTTTTAAACTCCGTTAAAGTCTGTTTAAAACATACCCAACTTAACGGTCTCAGTGCCGTTTACGCCGTGGTTTAATTTCACCTTTTTGCCTGCCGCATAACCTAACGCGATTGATAAATTGGTACTCTCTTTAGTATCGCCTGCCGCTCTCGTGCGTGGGGCGCTGAATTGTTTTTCGTCGTTTAATTGCTGGCTATAACGTTCAAGTTTGCCTTTTTCTTCTGGGGTTAAGGCAAATTCTTTTACCACCGAGTTAACGCCGATCACCCACCCCTCACAAAAGCTATCGGCACGGGCAATAAGTGTACTGCGTTTGATCCGTTTATTTTGTCCCGCGTTAAATTCCTTGCGGGCGGCATTAAGTTGGCGTAACAACACATCAAAGCAATAAGAGGCAACAATCGGACGTTCTTCTTGTCCGAAAAATACGACGTGAGATTTGCATTCGGCGACTTTATAGAATTCGTCATAATTTGAAAAAAAACACTCACAGCCAAATGCCTTGCATACAATCCCAGCCAGTCCATGGATATAACGTGGAGCTTTGCGGGCAAATTTTTGCTTGGTGCTGTGTTGACTAAATTCAACGTCGCTGCTGTTTAGCTGGTTTTCTGCCATAAGTTTTTGCGCCATTTCCAACGCCTTTGCCGCTTCAAAAGAGTTGTTGGATTTAGATAGCGCCAGCAGCTTTTTAATGCGCTTTAGCAGTTTTTCTTTATCTTGCATAGTTTTCCTCTTTTGGTTGTAGTTGTTAATAAAACTTATTATTCAGCCCACCGCCGGCGGGCTGTAAATAAGCTCTATTGTGCGGCGAATTTGGCGCGGACAATCTCGTCGGTGGTGCGTTTGGCGTTTAATACCGCCCACGTCCACAAATCGACCGCGGCGCCGAATTTCTCGTCGTCGATTAAGTCGAGGCAATCAATCATCGAGTTAATGCTTTCGTTCATTCTTTCCTTTAAGTCGTGTTTTACGTTTAAGTCCATGGTTTAGCCCTCAATTCGTGCGTGCCAACGTTCGCAGTACGCGCTACGGCGTATTGCCCATTCGCGATTTTTTGAGTTAGTTGCGTGCATGGCGGCTTGTGACCACACAGTGCTTGCCGCACTTAACTCGCCTTGTTGTTCGAGATAGGCGGCGCGTTCGCCAATTTCTCTAAAACTTGCTTTCTTCGCCATGCTTACGCTCCCGCAATATCCAGTGAGATAGGCGCATAACGGTCGCTGTCGGCGATACGTTCGTAAACGCGGATATAGGATTTCGAGCCGATGACTTGCACGCTTTCGCTGATTGCGTTCATGGCTCGCATCCAACGGTCGTCCTTGCTGTCAATGCGACGTAGAGCGAGGATCTTACGGGTGTTTAGGTTGCCCTCTTTATCCACATCAAACGCGCGTTCTACCAAGGCTTTTAACTCGTCGCGACTGCCGGCTGTCCATTCTTTCAAACAGTCGTCAATCAGCGCTTTGGCGGCTTGGATACGTTCGTCAAATTGCAAGGTTTCATTGATGTAACGTTGCACTTTGTATTTGCCGTCAAAGCTAAATAGCGTCACATTGCCTTTGCGCCCGCCAAGATTGGCGCCGTACTGGTCGGCGGATAAATCCACAAAAGCAGCGACATCGTCAAAGGTGTGTTGTTTAAATTCACCGATTTGGGCGCTTAATTCTTTGGCTTTCTTGACAATGTCGCGCACTAAGGCGTCGCGCTCTTTATCAATCGGTTTAATCACCGCTTCGGGGATAAGTGCGCCGCGCGCGTCTTGCCAGTAGCCGGCTGGGATTGGGGTTTGAGTTTGTTCGCTCATTTGATTTTTTCCTTACCTAATTTAATTACTATTAATCGTTTGCCCGTTTTGTTCTTCGCCAACGCAACGGGGCTTGCTAATTTGCGTATGGTTTCCGGTTGCATGTTAAATCGCTGTGCTAATTCGTCCGCTGTGCCATCGCCTAAATTCTGTTCGCCGTGATACACGGCATAGATTTGACGGCTTGCCACGTTGCCTCCTTATGGGTTGTTAAAGTCCGTATCGGGGTAGTGTTTAATCAAATAGGCTCTGATTTCGCGCTCTTCCTGCTCGGTTAAGTTGCGCGGCACATCGCCGTGTTCTTTCGCCCACTCGCGGTCGGCTTGTTGCACCCAGCACGGCAGGTCGTCAGCGGCGCATGGCGCGCTTGCTTGTGCCAATGCCGGCTGCGGGGCGCAACTGACAATCACGCCGGAGGCAAGTGCGGTCACCAATAAAAACGGTTTTAAGCCTCGAAATTTCATTTTTGCCTCGCTTAGTGGATCAACATGTTGGCGTATGAGTTAATCATCCGTTCATCAATATTCTTGCCGTGCATTTCGGCAACCCGGATAACCCCGCGCATTAATTTATTCAAACGGCGCGCATTGCCTTGGCTGACTTTGTATAGCAGGGCGTTAAAGGCGTCGGTTTTTAAGCCGGTTTCGGCAAGTTTGCCGATGTCTTCTTCAGTCAACGCGTTTCCGAGGTCACACGCCACGCCGACGCGGCTGTATAACTGGGCTAATTCGCCGTATTTACCTTTTAAGTTGATGATTAAGCGCGGCATACCGGCAAGCACCACGCCGCATTGGGTTAAATCGTGGATACGGCGGATATATTCCAAGCTCTTGGTGCTTAGCAGTTCGGCTTCGTCGATGATGATTAAGTTATCCGCGCCGAGTTTACTGATAATGCGTTCAAATAATTCGTGATTTAGCCCCGTATCGTTCTGCCCGAGCTTTTGGCAAAGCAGGCGGAGTAACACTTTCGGACTGCAAGACGGCTCCACCTCGACAAAAATGGTTTCCGGATTTTCACGCACATATTGTTTCAACGCTTGGGTTTTGCCTAAGCCCGCTGCGCCGTACACCACGCTGATTTCGTGTTCGACGTGGGCGATGTGGATCACGTCTAGGCAACGTTCCGCCGCTTCGGTCATCACGAACTGGCTGTCAAACTTGCGCTCGACCACTTTTTCTTTGTGGCGTCCGATTAAGCGTTGCACGGCGTTGTCGATTTCGGCGGTGTTGCCTTGGTAAATGCCTTTTAAATACTGGCTGACTACACTGGCGGATTTGCCGATTGCTTTTGCCACTTGGTTTTGGCTCATGCCGCTTTGTTGCATGTAGTGTTGTAGTTGTTCTTTCATTGTCTGTTGCTCCTAGGCGTGTTTGCGTTGTTGACGTTTTAATTCACTTGGTAACATTGCCATGGGCTCTTCTTCCCAGTTCGGCAATGTGGCTTTTTGGCGCAAGCCGTGTAATAGCTCGGCGCCCTCGTTGTGTTCAATGGTGCGCACCGGGTTAAGTTCGCGGTTGTTGCGGTCGATTTTCTTGGCAAGCCGTTTATTCGCCGCTTCAATGCTTTTTTCTCTGGCACGTTCCACCAAACTTTGCGGCATCGCGTCGCGTTTGTTGCCGTCCAGTTCGGCGCGTCCAATCCAGCGACCGTCTAAGGTTTTCACGAACACATAGCTCGGGTCGTGGATGTCGTAGCACACTCGCACTTCGTCGCCGTGGAAATCGGCAAGGGCAAGGCTAAAGTAGATATGGTTGTGCAGTTCCACTTCGCCGCGGCGTGCCACGCGGATTTCTTCCGGTCGGAACAGTAATTCCCGTTCAAAATCCGTTAATAAACGTTGTTCCACGCGCTCGTGCTGTTCGATCCATGCCTTATATTCCAGCGGGCTGAAATGCTTGCCGTCCGGTTTGCGCGGTAGCTCGCTGTGCGGGTGTTGGTTGTATTCGCTAAACACGCGCTCCACGTCGGCAAGGAAATCATCAAAGCGCGGCATTTTGTTGTAAAAGCGTTGCTGTTCGGCAGTGAGCGCCTTGCCTTTTTCGATAGCGTTAACCGCACTTTCTAACTTGCGGTGGTTTAAGTGCGCGGTGCTTTTATCCATGGTTTTGACGGTTGAGGTTTCATACTCGCGCGCCAACGGGATTAACGTACTTTTCCATAACCGCTCGATAATGCCGCGCCCTTGCGGGTTGCCGGCGATACCGGTTTCGTGGGTGATACCAAGGCGCGGAAACAAGCCGGTAATTTCGGCATCGAGAGTTAAGTTCTTTTCGCCGCGTCCGTTATCGGAGTAATAAATCAGCGGTATGCCGTGCCGTTCAATGGCGTGGCGCATGGCGTCCGCCACGGCTAGCACGCTTTCGCTTTTCGCCACCGACCAGCCGACGATTAAGCGGGTGCGCCCGTCAATCAGCGCGGTGACTTCCGGCTGAAAACCATGCGCGTGGTCAGGGTGGCGCACTTTGGCTTTAAAGCCGTGACCGTCGCCGATGTAGCAATCGAACAAGCCTAATTTGCTCCAGTCGCGACGCACAAACGGCAACACTTGCTTATATGCCGCGCCGGTCATGCGTCCGCGGTTCACCACGATTTGCGGCAATTTGTCGAAATAGCGGCGCACTTGGTGCAGGCTTGGGATTTCGCCTTGATAACTGTTGGCAAAGCGTTTATACGCATGCGCAAGGCTTGGGCTGGTCGCCATTTGGTAAAACGGCAGGAAATCATGCAGCCAAGGCAGGCTGTACACGTCTTTTTCCGGTTGTCCCATTTTGAGCGGGGCAAGGCGTTGCAGGCGTTCGGTCATGCTTTCGCATTTGTGATAATCCACTACCCATTGCATTAAGGTGCGTTGGCTTAATGTGCGTTTTTCGCCTTTTTTGGCGTTCGCCACCGCGACTAAATCGCTTAGGTGTTCCGGCAAAGTGCCGGTTTTCGCCATATCCACCACCGCTTGCACCGCCAGTTGGCGGGTTTTCACTTGTTCAAACTGGATCACATAAGCCACTAAAGCAATGCGGGCGTCCGCCACTTCGCGTTGTTTGTCGGTTAACCCTTTCACGTCTAAGTTTTCCCGGCTTAACGCAAGGTCGCTTTTCGGCGCTTGCATTAATTGCGCGGTAAAACGGGCTTGTAGCTCGGTTTGGATTTCTTTCGGCAGGCTGGCAAGTTCGTATTCAAGTCCTCCGCCGCGACCAGTTCTTTTTCGAGCTGTCCAACCAAGTTTATTTGCTTGATAAATAACTCCTTGCTTTGAATTAGGTAAACAAGATAAACTTAAAAGAGCTAATTCTTGCGCAGAGTAGTGCGTTTTCAGGTTAAGGTTGTTCATTTTTAACCTCTTTCAGCGTACTTTTTGTTGTTGCGATGTTCGTAACGTGCAGCCCAAATCTCCTCTGGAGGGATACCGATAGCGTCTGCAATCAGTCTTTCTCCTTTCAACCACGGGCGGTCTAAAGCATTTTTTAAAGTGCTACCGTTGTTATATCCGTGATGTAGAGATAGCTGGCGTAATGACCAACCTTTTTTAGCTAGTGCAGCTTTGATGTCTTCTCGATGCCAATCAACAGCTGCTTTTTTAGTTTCGTTGTATGTCCTCATTAGATAACTCCGTTTGTTAATCTAATGAGAATAATAAACCTATTTTTAGGTAATGTTAAGTGTAAAAAGGTAATTTTACGGTTATTTTTTAAGCAATTAAACTGTATTCAGGTTAAATTATTGTTTTTATTTGCTTATTTTTAACTGTAAAAAGGTAATATTTTTTAATTGGAGTTTTTACAGTTATGGAAATTAAGTGTAAAAAGGTAAATGGGCTGGGGGATAGAATAAGAAATCGCCGAGAAATGCTTAAATTATCTCGTTCTTCACTTTCAGCTGATCTAAATGTAGCTACGTCAACATTGCAGGCTTGGGAATTGGCAGATAGAGAACCGCCTGCGTCTGATATTGTTGCGCTTGCAAGTTTATTAAAAACATCAACCAACTATTTATTGCATGGCGTGGACGATACGGCACAGATTGAACGCCAGCCGGTGAAAAGCATAGAAACGGAAGACGACGAGTTTGAATTTGTGGTGGACTGCCGTGATGTGGTGGTTACGGCGGGTTATGGCGGCGTGAACGGCGACTATCTCGACCTTAAACAAACCAAGGTGGAAAAGGCTTGGTTAGCGGCGCATGACTTAAAAGCGGAAGATTGCGGCATGTATAAAGTAACCGGTGATAGTATGGCGGAAACGTTGCGCGACAAGGACGATATTATTGTTCATCACCCAAGCAAGCAACTGACCGACGGCAAAATATTCGTGCTAAACAACAACGGCTCCGTGCTGGTTAAGCGCGTGCAGGTTACCTTTAAGGGCGTGACGCTGATCAGCGATAACAAGGATTACAAGCCGATTGAATTAACCCAAGACGAATCGGACGAGCTGATTGTTATCGGGCAAGTTGTTCGTGGCTACCGCGATTTTTAAACGCTGATCAAAAACCGTTTAAAACCTATTTAAAAACCGATCATTTATGCAAAAAAAAGGTCATTTTTGCTTGATTTTGCTCATTTTCGTGTCGTACTTTTTTTTGCATAAACTCAAACCCACAAAAACAACAAAGCCCCATAAATAGGGGCTTCGTTTCATTTTTTCGCGCCAAATTTTTTATTTAACCCTTATGCAAAATTAATCACTACCCCACACCTGGGTAAATCCCAATAAGGGCAATAACCCCAACAGAAACAGTGATTTTTTAGGCATAACTATCCTTTACAATAAAATGAGATAAAGGAAACATTAACGAAATGCTACCGGTGAATATAGGAGAAATTCTTTTTGCTTTTGAGATAAATTATCCGTTTTCAAAAAACAATTTTTGATAGAAGAGACATCATTTAATTCAGTATGATTTAAACCAATAAGTCGCTGTTTATCAGCCCTTATAAGTTGCACGACTCTTGAGAAGCAACGCCTTATCTTTGAGTAAGTAGAGTCATAGCCAAAATGTTATCCAGCATTCTGAAAGGATACACTGCTATTGCAGGAATGCCACCTTAAAGACCTTCCGAGGGAAAATGATTCCCTTGGGACATATCATTTTTCCAAGGAATTTTTTTATTTCATATTAGGAGAATGACTATGTCCTCATCTACTCAATTAGAACACTATGATGTTCCATCAAGTAACCCTCTTGACAACCAAACATTTTCCTTTCGCGTAGGAAAACACTTGGGCCGTTTTTTCGTTGCTGCTAAAAACAAAGCAACCGATAAATACAAACAAGTAACATCCGGCATCAACCAAAGCATTGAAGACGAGGAAGCTCGCCGGCTTTATGAGTTACAAATGATGCTAGATAGTCAGGCGGAAGAATATGAGGCAATTATTAATGACGTGCAAAGAACGTGGTTTAAACGCACCACGTTGTTTAGCATTTTATTCTTGATTGTCGGTATTCTAGGTACTGCGGGTACTCTTTACTATCTTATGCATTAATTTGCATAAGCTATTCATTTTCAACCCTAAGGGGAATTTTTACTCTTAGCGGTAAAAGTTTCCCCCTTTTGGTAGGAGAAAACTGATGAACGTGACATTACACAACAGCTGTTTTGCTTATTTAGCCAAACATCCTGCCTCAGAATCTCTTATTGAGGAGGTTCGCATCCAGGCAGTAAATGCTTGGAAAAATCGAGGAAAAGATGAGCTTTCTACTCGTATTATAGTGAATATCCCTAGTCAATACGGACAAAAATACCGCTTCTTTACGGTTTCGCCGTACGCAAACCGAAAAGATTTGTTAAGTGTAAGGTAGAAAACGTTAACAAAAGCAAAAAACACATTCTATTGGTGTTAATTCATAACTGACTTAATACCAGCAAACTTTACAATAAACCTTGCTCATGCCATTGGCGTGTTCAAGGTTTTCTTTTACCCGAATGGGAACAATTGCCCATTCGGACGGTTGTTCCCTTTTTATTAGGAGAACAGCCATGAAAAAAGAAACTCAACAAAAAGATTTGTATCAACAAATCACCGACCAAATTGTAGATGCGTTAGAGCAGGGGACAATGCCTTGGCAAAGACCTTGGGATAATGGCTTGGCACAAATGGTAATTCCGTGTAACGGTGAAAGTGGTCGTCAATATTCCGGTATTAATGTGTTGTTACTTTGGATGAGTGCTATCAGAAAAGGTTTTACCCAACGTAAATGGGTCACTTTTCAGGGCGCAAATCACCTTGGCGGACAAGTTCGCACTGGCGAAAAAAGTACGGTTATTATTTTCTATAAACAAAATATGTTTGAAGAAAAAGATGATAACGGAAAC